CTGGCATTTCTATTGCGTCATATCTTTTTTGGTATGCAACTTTAACCATAGGAAATACATAACAACCTTTATCTGCATAACATTTGTTGCATATAGTTCCTTCAATCTTAGCTAACTTCATACCTGTATTACAATACTCAGTAGGTATCCCCCAAGCAAATGCAGGCATTTTACTTGGGTTAGATAACTTACCTATCTTATCTTCTATTTGTTTTAACTTACTCATATTACTATTACTCCTAATATAAAACCAAATATAAAACAGACTATTTCAGTTCTGTAATACAATGATAGTTGATTAACTTTTTCTATTAATGCTTTCATAATATCCTTTCTCAACTAAATACTCATAAAGTTTTTTACAAGTCTTAGGTGCTTTATCGTCTAGTTTAAAATTACCAATGACTGCCTTAGCAAAGGAAGTATATCCTGTCACTCTAGGATTAGTCATAAGCATTCCATGTTGTGCTTGCATTTTTAATGCTCTTAATAACATATTCTGCTGAAGTGTATAACCATCTTCAAACACAAATGTTCTTAAGTCGTTTTGGCTATCGCCTTTTATTACTGTCATGTTTTCTCCTTGTGTTTATCTATGTATATTACAACATAAATTCTGGTGTGTCAACTAATGTGTATTTTGCAAAGCGTTTCTTTTCGCCAACATAATAATTACGATAGGCTTGAATGTAATTATCTTCTTTGTATTCTTCTGGCATACACAATGGTGGTATAAGAAATGATTTGTATTTGAATTTATCTTTTACTTTGTCTGTGAGTTTTAAAAGATTGTTTAGTATTCTGCCTGTACTGTGTACTTTGTTGTTGTATCTGTAGCGATACTGATTAAGCAAATGACCTAGCAAATCTAATGACCATAAATAATTACCTAAGGATTCTCCAACCCATATAGTCATGGGGTGTTTAGGATATGCAGGCTTGTATAAACTATCATCAATACCACAATGGCGTTGATATGCAGTTGATAACATCTGACCTGTTTCAAGTATCATCTTGACTACATGCTTGTCGCAATGATACCTAGCACAAATCTCAGTATCTTTGTGTAAATGAAATATGTTCACAGTTTTAATTCTAATCTAAGTATTGCCCATTTAATATCTTTAATGTTTATCTTACCAGAATTATATCTTTCAGTCAATAGGTTATATAATCTTCTGATGTGGTCGCCTGTTGTACCTGCACAGTCACACCAGAAATCACATTGACCAGAATTAAACCAATCTCTAGCTACTTTCATATTCATTTGTTTATTAGAACTTCTAAGAAAAGAATCATTCAAACCAAATGCATCTTCAAAGTTAGTTTGAATAACTGCAATAGCTAGTTTCTGTTCTGGTGTTTTATCTTTTATATTTAAGTTTCCCTTTATCCATTCCATAATAAATTCCTTGTTTGATTAGCATACAATCAGCACAGTAGTATTGTTTATTTTCTACTATTACTGCTGTCCTTTTACACTTATAGCATACTTTTACTTCTGCGTCAACTTTACACATATTTTTTCCTTTCTGTTGCTTGATTTTTCTGTTCAAATATGTTATACTCCATTGTCCATTGGGGGAGGCTAGTATATATACTATACATATATACCCCTTAGGTTATAGTCGGGAGATATATTAATTAATAACCACTTCAAGATACTGCCCAGTAATTTTACAAAGACCATTCTTATCTGGCTCACTATAGTCCTCTTTGTATTCTACTTTGGTAACATAATTTAATAACATACCATTTCTATCTACTATTTTAACTGCAACATTATCACTCTTTCTCTTTTCATTACCATGAATACTGCTAAGTTTATAATCTAGTTCATTCCACTTCATAATTTCTCCTTATTGTTATGGCAAAAAAAAGGCTAGGGGATTTCTCCCCTAACCCTGTATGATTGTTAGGCTTTACCCATTGCTTGTTTCCAAGCAAGGATAGTAGCTTTGTTATCTTGTTTTGGTTTAGATATATTATCAATAGCATCTGCTAAATCATCTATTGATACTACAATATCCATACCAATCTTGTCAGCAAGTATCTCTGGAGAGATAGTCCACTTCACTTTATCATGATTAGCAAACTTCTCAACTTGAGAGAACTTGGTCATCTGTTTAATTCCTTCTTGGAATCTTTTGACCTTAGCAACTACACTCTCAATCCACTTGGTATGTCTAGTTACTAACTCTTGCTTAGCTTGTATCATCATTTCAAACTTCTGAAACTCTAAGTCTGAACATGGGATAGCACGAGAACGACAACCACCACTACCGATTATGTATAATCCATAGTCTGATTTCCATTCACTATACTTATCACTACTAGCACTACGACCACTTAACCATGCGTGATTATCATTTCTACAAGTAGATAAGTATGGGTTATTATCTCGTCTATAACTTGAAGTCACATCTTCTGACTTGATATCGTGTTCAATATTACAGTCTGGATTAAGACCTACTGCTTTCATATCTTCACGATAATAAGCAAACGAAAAGTTTTGACCAGATGTAGAACTGCCATGATTATATCTACCATAGTTGCAATCAACAGCACCATCAAGTTCAAATGAGAAGTGTTTAGATTTATCTACTTCATCATTGTAATTGTCTAGTACTTTTACATCTGTTGCATTGAAAAAGAAACAACTATCTTTTGCTACGCAATCAATAGTGTTATGTTTTCTTTGCATTTCTTGAAGTGTTGCGACATCTTCCAATGGGAATCTTCGTTCAACTACTTCTTTAGCAACTTGAAAAGCTGAATCAATAGTAGACTTAGCTTCTTCTCTTGCCTGTAAGAACGCCTCTTTTTCTGGCGTATCAACTGACTCACAATGCTTACGAAAATCTTTTACTAATGATTGTCGTTTGCTTGCGTTCAGTCTTATATCTTTTTGTTTATCCATGAGTACTCCTTTGTTATGGATTGTTATAAGACACCACCCAGATAACTGAGTGATGTCTATATAGTACTATATTATATTTGATGTGTCAACTAGGCTTTGGATAAACCTAGTTCTTCTGCTAGAGGTTTTGCTAAAGAGTCTGGTTTAGTTCTCCAACCATGCCCATCATCTAGTTGCTCTTGTGTTTGTGCTTGTTCTCTAGTGATTGTATGTTTAATACCCATTAGTTTATTTACTAAGAAGTAATTATCTCTATCACTACCACTATTGTAAGTCCACTCGTGCCTAAAAGCCCAAGCGTTTTCTACTTCTACAGTTTGCTTTCCAATTTCTGGAATAGCATTTTGTATTGCCTGTTTATGTATATCAAAGTACTTATGAAAGCAACCTTGAGAACAAAACATATCGTAATAATATTGATGAGCCTTGTTAGACTGATAATATTTATTACCTTTGTTTCCCCTTATCTGTGATGTTGTTTTTTTATAACAACACTCTGGGTTTTGACAGTATTCTGCCATGTTTCCTCCTTTGGTTAAGTTAAAAAAAAGGCACTACCTAAATTAATAGATAGTGCCTGTATAATATAATATATAAATTACTGCGTCAAGCCTTGAACTCTATCGCAACATCTCCATATATATCTCTATTAAACATTTGATTAGGTTTTTCTTGCTTTAGATATTCATTATAAGAATAACTTGCTCTTTCATTCTTAGCTAACTTCTTATCCTTAGCTGAACTATCTGCAATCATATCAAACACAATAGTTTCTTTTAGTTTATGATGATAGCCAATATACTTTTCAATGTCATCAGCATTTAACAATGACTTAACATCAATGTTATCATCTTCTATCTTATGGATTACTACTTCTCCACTAGCTTTCCATATGACTATCTTATGGTCTTTACTTTCTTTTAGTATCATACAACCTCAAGTATATTATCTATGTTAGATTCAGTAGCTTTCATCAATGCCTCAACATAATTAAATTTAACTCTTTCAAATTCAAATATTCTTACATTAGAATCTTCTACTAAGTGATTGATTTTATAGACTTTTTTACCTACACTAAACCATTTTAAATTAGCAACAGAAATATTTCTAGGTGCTTTCTTTTCAAGGTCATGTGCAAGTATGTATTCATCTGGGTTAGTTGTGCGTTCTTTACCTTTACGCTTATACATAGTTCCATCAGATTGTTTCCATGTTTCACGATTTTTTAAATCAAAAGTACCAACACGATAGCTACCATCTTTTTTCATAAAGCCTGCCTTAAACTTCTTAGCTTTAGTTTCAGTTAATAGATTGTAGATATGGTCAGATACTTTGCCGATTTGTACATCAATGTGTTGCATTGTATCTCCTTTGTTATAGATTAATTTCGGGGTGGGCAACCTACTTAACCTGTGCACAGGCAAGCAACCACGCAAATGTGATTTTATTTTAAGACAATCCCACCCCACTTACTTGTCTGACTATGCGTTAACAGACAATTCGTAAGTACAACTAACTCTCGCTTGTTGTAAGTATGTTTATATCAGATTAGAATTTTAATGTCAAGTAAAAAAATGGGATAGCGACCTCATAAATCGCTACCCCATATACTTATCAAAGAGCTTATGTTTATAAATATTATATCTACCAGTTAGATATAACACCTACATCATAACTCAATTTATGTTTTGTGTCAAGTGTAGTGCAGTATGTTAAACCAACATCATTTCTTTGCCAAACTTTTTCTTCAAGAAACATTTGGCAATGCTCATAAGTTGGAAACACTTGGTCAAGCACATAGAACTTACCTAATCTATTTTCTATATCAAAGAAAACAAATAGTATTAACTCAATCATCTTGTGCTTGGAAGTTTAAGTCGCTAGGCTCTGGCAATGGTACAGAAACACTTTGCTTTTCCCATACGCCTTGCTCTTTCCACATATTATTAGCATGCCTTAGCTTAATAATTTCTTGGTCAATTTCTTCACAAGGCTCGCCCCTGTTTTCAATTAACGCAAGTATGTTGATAGCTTTACGCCTTAAAGACCTACGCCACTTGAGTAAGTGTGTATCATCTTGATATGACATATATGTCCTTTGGTTGATTATGTTTAAACATAATGCAACTTAACAAATATGTTGTGATGTGTCAAGTATTATTTGGAGTTATCGTTCTTAACTATCTTACTTATTTCTTCTAGTCGTTCATCTATTTTATGTATATCTGCATAGATACTAGGCTCAGATAAGTATTTTGTTTTTAATTTAATAATTATTTCTGATGCTTTAATTAATTTTAAATCTATTTTTCTAAAATCTTTATTCATAATAGGTACAATAACAAAAAACCCCCAATGTGTCAAGCACAAAGGGGGTTATTTTTACTAAGAGGGAGTAAAAATTCTAGTTAAGAGTACGCCTATCAGTATCTAATACTTCTGCAACATCATCATTATCTTTCATAATGCCATTAAATACAGCTTTCAAGTCGTCTAAATCCTCGCCATTATAAAAGTTTTCTATTCTGCCCCATAGTACTCTAAAATATACCATAAAAACAAAATCTCTAGGTGGATTTATACTACCTGCTTTGAGAGTTTTAACAAGTTCAAGCACATCTTTACTGATATTTTCATTCAGTCTTTGTTGTGCCTTGATAAACTCTTTTTCATTTTCAGAATTTTCTTTAGTTATAAGTTCACTAAAGTATTCATCAATAGTTATTTTTTTCATAGCTATCCCAACATTATTTCTCTAAACTTCTTCATATCAAACTGGGATATGTTATCAAGTCCACTACTTTTCTTGAATATATCCTTAGCTGTGTTTAGTTTTTCTGTGTTGTTTATGTGATAGCTTTTTTCTTTATTAGGTACTACCACTTGAGCATGAAGTTTATCTCGTTGCTCACGCTCTAATCGTTCCATTGTTTCTATATCTATCATAATAACTCCTTGTTGTTGATTGATAGGTACAGAATATCAAAGGTGTGTCATTGTGTCAAGCAATAAAAAAGCCCCTACCGATATTGCTACCGATAGGGGCTACGCATTTTCATCAATCATAACTATCCCATTAGTCCGATTAACGCACCAAGAAATAACCACATGATTGATACATACATTATTTGTTTCATCTGTATTCCTTTCTGTTATGGAATCAGATTACTATTTTATAATTTCAATGTCAAGTGGGGAAGTCAAGGGGGCTAGGTAAAATTTGCCCCCTCGCAATTTATATTAAGGGATTTTTTGGTACTGTTATTGCATCTTGTACTTGCTCATATAGTTTTTTCTTTTTTTCTATATGTCTAATAAAGATATTCGCATTAAATTTTTCATTATCTTTTTTGAATACATCACATAAAGATATAATTAATTCATTGCTTACTTTATTTTTAGCAAGGGTATTCGCAATTAATATGTAATCTTTTTTAATCATGCTTTTTTATTGTAGGCTTAACGCTTTTAATGGCGTTTAAATATTGCCTGTTTTTATGCTCAATTACATTAATATTATGCTTTGCAATAATGATACCAACGCAACCGAGCATTATTAATAAAAATAAATAAAATAATTCAACCATAATTAACTACTTTCCATCTATAATATAAAGTTGATACGCCAGAATAATTACTTTTCATTTTATATTTTTATTAATGGCGTTTAATACTTCAATATAACTAGGTATTACTTCATCAATTTGTTTTTTATTCTTTTTAATAAAGTCAGTACCTTGCAAATTAAAAATTAAATTAACGCTTAAAATTCTATTAAGATTTGTTAGCGTTGAATTAATCTTATCTAGATTATCGTTCAATTTATTTCTAAATTGTTCACGCTCTATTTTTTCTATTTTCTCATTTGTATTCATAAATTAACCTCTTTAATTGTTAGTTGATAAAGTTAAACTATATATGCAAATTTTGCATAGGTCAAGTCTAAGCTATGCAATTATTAGATATCTAATTTTTGCATAGGGTTATTAGGTATGCAGAAAACACATAGCTAGTACCTAAGCTATGCAATTTTAACAGCGTCAGATTGGCACAAATTAACAGCTGTTAAGACAACTATAAGTTGAAAAAAAATTAAATTATTATCAATAATTAATTGACCTAACTATTAAAATGACTATTATAAATATTAATGATTTGTTTAAAATTAATAATAAATATTAATGGCAAATCTATTTTAAAGGTAAAACATGACTAAAAACGACACAAAAAAAACAATGATTAAAGAAATTGAAAACAAAGAAACTGAAAGTTTTCTTAATTCTTTAAAATCTAATGAGCCATTAAAAAAGGTATTATTTTTAGCTAAAAATGTATCTAAGACTTTAATGGTTGATATCGTTCCAAAAATGGCAAAAAATGTTAATGAATTAATGGTTGAGATTAATTCTGGCAATAAAACAAGTCTTAAAGATTGGAATACAATCAAATTTTTAAGACAGCATTTATATAATCTAGCTAGTTATGACAGACAAAAAAATGTTAATTCAGCATTTGAAATGGCAATAACTAGGGCTGTTAAATTGGCAATTATGATGTATGACAATAAAAATGAATTTTCAGTTGAAAAGGATAATTCAGTTTTAATCATGTCTAAAATTGCAACGCCTTTTATTGATGTAAAATTAAAAGGTCAAAAATCTGGTACTAAAAAAGTTAAGAATGAAAGTACTGATTTAGTTGAGGTCAATACAGGTACAATCGACAAGGTTTGGAATATTAAATATCCGAGCGTTGTTAGTACTAGGTCATCAAAAACCAAAGACACTAAAATAAACTTTCAACAATTATCTAGTCAATTCTTAAATGAATTGGAAAGTGTCTATAAGTTAGCTAATAAAAAAGACTATAATAAATTGTTAGAATTAGTTGATGAGAAAACTATTGAGAACTTAGGCAATATCTCAGCATTATTAGAGGACAGATTAATTCGTAGTGAATATATAAATGCTACTGAAAATCTTAGTGTATCTGGTGATGTTAAAAAGTCAGCTTAGTTAATTTTAATTAACCCTTAAAAACCCCTAGCCATAAACTAGGGGTTTTTTTTGTGCCTGTATAAAACTTAATTTTATATTTGATTTACACTAGGGGATAATAGGTACAAATTTTCACACTATCCCCCCCGATTACAACTGTTAAACACCAATAACCCCCAAAGATACCCTAGGGGAAATTTATTTATATTTATTTTTATTGATTAACCCCTAGGGGATACGCAGGGGGCATGGGGGGTGTGCTATACTATACATACGTAAGCACCAGAAAATCCCTGATGTGGCTGTTAACTACCTCTGGGCCAGAATATAGGGGATATTATTCTGATAAAATACTAGTAAATCCCCTGACCATTCCCTAAGGTATCCCCTAGGGGGAATGTACGAGTAGGTACTATATACATATAAAGCCTCCCCCAGGGGTATATTTCTATTATACACCCCATATTCAATTTTGTCAATGGTAAAATTAAAAATAATTAAAAAAAAGTACTTGACAAAATTGTAATTCAAGCTATAATATAATAATATAGTCTTAATATAAATCAAAGGGACACACATACTCAGAATATAGCAATATATACAGGGTCATCACTGATTTATATTTACTAAATTGGTACCAATTAACAACTTTAAGGTAATAAATATGGCAAAGAATTACGGACAAACAGATATTATGTCTGATAAGGAAAAGAGAACTCCTAAATTTCTTAGAAGTATCTTCGAAAGTCCTTCTAAAAAATCAGAAAGAGTATCTACAGCTTCAAATAAAGCTAAAAGATTAATGGGAGATAAAATATCTGATGCAGAATCTAGCTATGCTAGAGAAAAGTCTAGAGGCGAACCAGGTAAAATGTCTGATAAAATGAAAATGGACAGAATGGTAGCTAAGAAAAGATCAGAAAGATTTGATCCTACTAAAATCAAAGCAGCTGACAAGAAAGAAAGTCTATTAAAGAAATTTAAATCTTCAAAAACATTAGCTGAATTTGCAAAGAAAATCAAAAATAAGTAATCAAGAGGTAAATACACTTCCATTTAAAGAATTTATGGAAGTTATTAATGCAAACAATGGATTCTTCTATAATTCCAAGTCAAAAGAAAAACTTAACCGATATGCAGGAGAAGTTTCTCGAGGTATTGTTCGGGGAAGCAAAGGGAGATCCAAGAGTAGCAGCCGAAATAGCAGGTTACGCTAAACATAGTTATCCTAAAGTTGTTAGAAACCTAAAAAAAGAAATTACAGAATTGGCAGAGAACCACCTATCCACACACTCTGCCAAGGCAGCCACACGTCTCACCGATTTGCTAGACGAAGATGGTACCACACCACACGCTAATATTCGTCTAGCGGCTGCCACTCAATTACTAGACAGAGTTGGTATTGTTAAAAAAGATCAACTTGATATTAATATGAAAGCAGTCCATGGTATATTCATACTGCCAGCAAAAGATGGAACCGATCAAGATCAAGAGAAGAGCTAGAACGATTCCATTTGGTTTTAAACAATCTGATAATCCAGATTACATTGAACCAGTCAAAGAAGAATTAGAAGCACTAGAGCAAGCTAAGAAATATTTAAAAACTTGTTCTCTTAGAGAAACAGCTCAATGGCTTCACAGAAAAACAGGTAGATATATTTCACATGTCGGACTTAAAAAACGAGTTGAACGAGGTAGAACCTCCGAAACCCAAGAAGAAACCGAAACGACAGAAAGCTAAACAATCTGCCAAACAAATTCTAGCACGCACACGTAAGAAAGTTGCAACAGCAGAACAATCACTACGTTCTGCCAAACGTCACGCAGAAAATGTTAAAAATAAACTGTTAACAATTAACAAAGCGTTAGACGGAAAAGACACACAACTGCTTACGGAAGATATAATAGATAGTGCTCCTAAGACAATACAAGAGCATGTAAAATCGCAAGACGTTATCTTTAAGCCAAACAGTGGCCCACAGACAGAATTTCTTGCAGCTTCTGAACGAGAAGTATTTTACGGTGGAGCAAGAGGTGGAGGCAAGTCTTATGCCATGCTAGTAGACCCACTTCGATATTGTTCCAAGGCTCATCACCGAGCACTGTTAATAAGACGTACAATGCCAGAGTTAAGAGACTTAATTAGTAAGTCTCAACTATTATACTCTAAAGCATATCCAGGAGCAAAATGGAGAGAACAAGAAAAAGAATGGCGATTCCCTTCGGGAGCAAAGATCGAGTTTGGTTACGCAGAGAACATGACAGACGTTTTACGTTACCAAGGTCAGTCGTACACATGGATAGGAATAGACGAACTTCCACAATATCCTTCGCCAGATATATATAATTTTTTAAGATCTTCTTTAAGATCAGTTGATAAGGACATACCTGTTTATTTAAGAGCTACAGGCAACCCAGGTAACATTGGATCACAATGGGTTAAAGAAATGTTTGTAGACCCTGCAGAACCTAACTCTGCATTTGAAATAAAAATAGACACACCTGTCGGAGTAAAGACTATCACACGTAGATTTATTCCTGCAAAGTTACAAGACAATCCTTATCTGATGCAAACAGATGACTATTATGCTATGCTTGCATCTTTACCTGATACTCAGCGTAAACAGTTCTTAGATGGAGATTGGGATGCCTATGAAGATTCAGCCTTTCCAGAGTTTAGCAGGTCAGTCCATGTGGTCGAACCTTTTGAAATACCTAAAGGATGGTATAGGTTTCGTGCTGCTGACTGGGGTTATAGTTCTCCTGCTTGTGTTTTATGGTTTGCTGTTGATTACAATAATAATTTGTGGGTCTATAGAGAGTTATATACTTCCAAAATTACGGCAGATGTTTTCGCAAGAAAAGTTATAGAATTAGAATCTGGAGAATATATTCAATACGGAGTATTAGACTCTAGTACATGGGCTAAGAGAGGTGATGTAGGCCCAAGCATTGCAGAGACAATGATACAACAAGGATGTCGTTGGAGACAATCCGATAGATCACCTAAAAGTAGAATTAGTGGTAAACTTGAAATTCATAAACGATTATCAATGAATGGTAAAGAACCAGGTCTTAGAGTTTTTAACAACTGTAGAAATTTAATTAGAACAATTACTACTCTACCTGTTGATGATAAAAACCCAGAAGATGTAGATACGAATGCAGAAGATCACGCATATGATGCATTACGTTATGGATGTATGAGCAGACCCATGCACCCTAAATATGCACAACGTTTTAAACCTATCTTCAGTACAGAGTTTAATGCTGCAGATAAAAAATTTGGATATTAATTATGAATAGAATACACCACAAAGTAAATGTTTATTTTCAAGATGCAACAAGACGTGCTAAAGAATTATTTTTATGCAGATACTTTAAAAAGTCTGTAGATAAAAATGCCAATGGCACAAATAAGTATGTTATTAAATCAGGAATTAATAAAGGAAAAGTATTATAATGCCTTTAAATGCTAAAGGTAAAAAAGTTTTAAAAGAATTAAAAGAACAGTATGGTACTAAAAAAGGTACTGCTGTTTTTTATGCAATGGAAAAAAGCGGGAAGTTAAAAAATGTCACAGAAAAAAAGAAAACTTCCAGAGCTTAATAAAAAAATATTTCCATATGAATTGGTAATTGCTTACTGGGAAGATATTGTATCTGATGCTTCTTGGGTAGATATACCAGACATAAAAAAATCAACTACAGCTATTTGCTGTACCGTAGGATGGTTAATGAGATATGACTCAGAAGTAACAATCCTTATGTCAGATTTTAATTTTGAGTTAAACAACAAAGAAGTTAAACAAGGTGGTGGTCATACAGTGATTCCTACTAAAAATGTACTTAAAATTAAAAAAGTAAAAATATAACAGGAGGAAACATGGAAGCAAAATTCGACCCAAAGGCTAAAGTAAAACAAGGTCAATTAAGTGAAGCTGCTGATGGCAAACAACCAAACAGAGAATCAATGAACATTGACTTTAATAAGCATGCTCCAGGAAAATACAAGTCTATGAACTATTTAGCGGATAATGATGTCCCAACTAAATCTGGTTCAGAACATGTACAGGACAGTTTATTTACAATGGCAGATCAAAAAGATTATTAATATAGGAGAAAAGCAAATGATGAAAAGATATATGCATGGAGAACTTGCACCAGATGTAGCTAAAAGACCTAATGATAAATTGGAAATTAATCCAAATATGAAAATTAAACAAGGTGATATGGCTGGTGATGGTAAAGATAAAAAAGGAAAATCTAAATCAAAAGTAGATCCATCAATTTTTAGAATGGCTGAAGAAAAAGATTACTAAGTTTTAAATGGAAGATAGTAAAGATAAAAATGGCAGTTATGAAACTGCAGGAAACGGACTTGTAGGACACATACGTTCTAAGTTTCAACAGGCCGAGACATCTAAAATCTACGATGAAAAAAGATGGTTAAAGGCTTACAGAAATTATAGAGGATTGTATGGGCCAGAAATGGCTTTTAGAGATAACGAAAAGTCTAGAATCTTTGTTAAGATTACAAAGACAAAAGTTCTTGCATCATTCGGTCAAATTATTGAAGTACTATTTTCACAAAACAAATTCCCTTTAGGTATTAATCCAACATCAGTACCTGAAGGTATTGCAGAGAAAGCTCATTTAAAAACACCACAAGAACAACAACCACAAGCTCCAGAAGAAATGGATCCTTATGGTTATGCAGGTGATGGTAAAGGCATCCCTCCTGGTGCTACTGCTACAGACTTAATGAGAAATCTTGCACAAGAATATGAGAACGTAGGATTTGAAGAAGGCCCATCTAGTACAGGTACTCCACAGATAGAACCTGCTAAGTTAGCAGCAGAAGCTATGGAGAAATTAATTCATGACCAGTTAGAAGAAAGTAAAGCTATTACAATTATGCGTCATGTATTTTTTGAAATGGCATTACTAGGTACAGGAATTTTAAAAGGCCCGTTTACAGATTCTAAAACATATCATAGCTATGATACTACAGAAGATGATGAAGGTAATATAACGAAAATTCAAGTATCTAAAACTAAATCTATTCCATCTATTGAAGCAGTATCATGTTGGGATTTTTATCCAGATCCAAATGCTACGAATATAAATGATTGTGATTATGTAATTCAAAGACATTCATTTAACAAACAGCAACTAGAAGACTTAGGAGATAAACCGATGTTTGATAGACAAGCTGTACAAGAATGTTTAGAGATGGGGCCTAACTATCAAACAAGAGGATTTGAATCTTCATTATATGATAGAGAAAATATTACAAGTATTTATAAAAACAGATTTGAAGTATTAGAATATTGGGG